CAGAGGCTGTACATGCATTCACGAACGCTTTCGTGAAGGAAGAGTCTAAGTATCCAGTTGATGCTGACTACAAACAAGAGCCCTGGATTGGAGCTTTAATCACAATTGTAGTTACTATCGCCGGATCACTCTTTGGCATGTCTTTAGTCAATGCACATGGTTTGGGAATCATGCTTTCATTTACATTCATTAGACCAGCTATTACAGACGCTTATAAACTTATTAAGCGAGGCTTTGAAGCTGTTGTTGAATGGGTAATGGGACCTTCAGAGGAGACAAAACCTGCCCAAGCACAACTTGAAGAACTGGGAGAGAGTATCACAACAACAATGAATACTTACTACCGGTACAGAGCGGATGGAGCACTGACGACGATGAACACCAGTGAAACGGATCAAGAAAGTGTGGACATGCTTGCCTTTATGGTTCGAGCGCGCGCTTTAACAGAGAGAATTCGAGAACTCATCTCGATTACCAAGACACAGAGAGAACTTTGGAAGTTCATCAAAGACGTAGATGATACCTGGCAATTAATCTTGCGTAGTAAATTGGCAACCATCCCTCGAATGGAACCAATTGGTATTATGTTGAGAGGAGATTCAGGCTGCGGAAAGTCAGTTCTAAGCACCACAACTATTCCTGAGCACATCATGCTCAAACTCAAACTAGTTGAAACGCGAAAGCAAGCTTCAGAACAGATCTACTGTATGCCTACAGACCCAGATCACAAATACTACGATGGATATATTGGCCAATTATTCTCAGTCTATGATGACTTTGGATCGCAAGCCGATGGTTCAGACTACACTCAATTTTTGCAACTCATCTCAACTGCTTCGGCACCGTTGAACATGGCAAGTATTGAAGACAAGGGAATTATGTTTTGCTCTCCATTTGTTGTAGCAACCACAAACCAACCCACCTTTTCAAGTAAGGCAATTCACAACAAGAATGCAATGAAGCGTCGATTCATACTCGACTACAACGTAGCGTTGCAGCCTGCTTACATAAAGAAGGGAAGATTGGACTATGACAAATTGACAGCTGAACTCCAGAAGTGTGTCACCATACAAGACGAAATGGACCTTTACAACCATGTCTGGCGCTTTGAGAGAAGAAATCAAAATAATGTAGTCGCTTCAATCAACTATTGCGACTTAATTTATTTTGCAGCTCAAGAGTACACGGAGAAATCACAGACTCTTCTTAAGAAC